GAACCATTACTAGTTGTGTCTTGTTGTTGATCTACCCCTGCTGCATCAGAACCAGAAAGTGAAGCTGTTAAAAATCTTGCTCCATTTAAATATAATGCCATAACACCAACTTTTCCATCACCTATTGCATATTGATTGTATGATCCATTAGCCCCAGCTGATACGTCAGGATTACCTTTACCTGATCTTGCTGCAATACGATCATTTGCAGAAATTGTGCCTACTGAGGAAGCTCCATATATTCCTTTAAAACCTCCGGTTTCATCATCTGCTACGATAGCCGGTATTCCTGTTGATGCCGTTGCGAATACAACTGTTTGAATACTAGCATAATTAGAGCCTCCATATGTTTGACCAATATTGTCTCCAACATTTGTGTAACCAGATATTGCATGATTATCACCAAAAGATAATTTTCCGGTTTTAGTTCCACTAGCACCAAAACTTAATCCTTTATAATTTGGAGGACTAGTTGGAGCAATTACTTTTAATACTTCATTTATTTGATCGATAGCATTTGCAATTGTCGTGGTAGAAGTGAATGGAAATACACCATCAGTATATGTTCCATCATCTGGTGTTCCTATAGAAGGATAATCAGAAGATCCTCCGCCTCCTCCTCCTCCAGATATTAATTGATGAGATCCAGTAAAGTTTCCAGATGTTGCAGGATTTGCATCTGTTTCGGCAACTAATCTATATAATTTATTATCGTCGGTATTAATATATAAAATACCATCCAATGATCTTCCATATGTTCCAGTTGTTACAGAAGGCAATCCAGAACCACTTATAACTTGTGTTAATGCTTTGTATTCATTACCTGATGGAGTCAGTGATCCTCCAAAGAAAATTGAAGCAGATAAGTGATAATTATCTGAATCAGAAGATCCAGAAGATATATATAATGATCCTGTTGCTACTAGTATTTCACCTCTATGAATTGGTCCGCTAGTATTTAAAGCTTTAATTCCAGATAAACTACCTCTTCTATGCTGAATAATTTGTGACATTGATTAAAATCCTTTTGTTGATTTATTATTTATTATAAATATAAAATTTTTTAGAAAAACCATCATTATGGTATTACTACTTTTGTTGGCGGTGTTGGTAAATCATCATGAAATGATCCAGCATCAAAATTACCTAGTAAATGTCCATTAGAAGAATCGCTTCTATTTATTCCGCCATCTATTGATAATGATGCACTATTAGGCAATGTACTTCCGGATCCTGAAATTGCTAATGATCCAGTTAATCGCAAATGTTTTGCTAATTGTTTTCCTCTTAATCTTCTAGCCATTTTTATATTTTTTATTTATGGATTTAAAGTCCATCTACCATTTATTATAATTATATCGTTAGAGTCTAATTCGTAGTCTAATTGAGTAGTATTAAAAACAATTGTTTGTGGACTTGTTGTTGTTGGAGTCCATGTATACAAAGCTTTATCTATATACTGTCCGTTGATATAAATATTAAATTCTTTTTTTGTTGCAGCTGCTAATGTTACTGGATTAGTTCCAGCTGCGTCATTAACTGTTACCGTTGTTGCATTCTGTACCGTAGCAGTTTTTTCTTGTAATTGTGTTAAATATTCCATTGTGTTTGCATCTATTACTAATTGGGATCCTCCGCCCGTTCTTGAAATTACTACTCTTCCTCCGCTTATAATTTTAGATTCTACATCTAATAAAGCTTGAGGAACTTCTACTGTTCCAAATATATCTTCATCAACATCAATAACAAATTCCCATACCAATTTTTTTAAAGAGTATTTTTTTTGTACTGTTGATAATCTATATTCTTGTTCTCCTAGCAATGTTCCATTTACCGTTAATGGTGCAGTACATCTTACTAGTCTGTCATTTCCAACTGTATTAACAGTTTCAAAATTCAATGTTCTTATGTGAGTTCTATATTTATTTGATTCATTACCCCAAGCAAATCCGCCATATGGCATAATTTGTTCTACTAGTTCATTCATTTGTGTAGTAAAATCTGTCCACATAAGTAAATCATATTCGACATCTACATATTCTGGAATATTTATCGAAAATAGTTCTGCAGATTGTTCTCGTTGTTTACTAGGAACTGGGTATAATTGATCTATATATGAATTTCTAGGATTATATTGTTGTCGATATATAATGCTATTACCAGAAATAAATCGATTCACATCTAATTTTTTTAATTGATCTCTTTCTTGTAATGAATTTCTTTTTAATATTATTAAAGGAGATTGTAACATTCCTTTTTCATCACGAAGATATCCTAATCTTCTTACACTATCCCATTTTTCTGCGTTTGAATATATAACTGGAACATCTATTAATTCATTTTCTGCCCCGGTGACTTTTGGCTGTATTACATTTTCGATATACCATTTCAACGCAAAATCTATATTATATACAGTTCTTCTAGGTGTTTTAACTAGATCATCATCTCTACGAATTTGTGAAGATCTATCAAATGTTTGATCATCTCTAACAGATTCAGTATTACGAATGTCTGGTTTATCTACCTTTCTATCGATATTATAATTTCTATATCTAGACATTAAAATCCTTTATATGATTGATGATCCCCTGTTGTACCAAATCTCATTTTTCGAATATTAGTTGGGGTTTGTCTTGTTACGTGACTATCACATAAAACAGATACACTATAACCAAATTTATTACCATTAGCCCATGTGTCAGGATTTTTTCCAGCAAAATATTGATTTGCATCTACATTATCTATTTCATAGAATTCATTATCCCATTTAATTATATCTCCAACTTCTGGATAGAAAGATGCTTTTTCTAAAATATCTCTAGATATACCAAATTGTGCTGTTCTTGTATATGAGTGACCATAATCATCCATTTCGCCATTTTTTCCTTCTTTTGTAATTAAAGCAGGAATAAGTATATAATTAAAGTATGTTTTATTAACAGATTCTCCATATATATTTGAATTGGAATCTTCAATTATTAATTTATAGAATTCAATTTCAGTATCAACTATTGCATTTAATAATTCTGCATTAATTGATGCTAAAAATTTTGCATCTCGTTGAGTTCCAAATAATGCCATTTATCCTACGTATATTTTAGTTGGTACTTTCGACAATACTTCATTCATTGCATCATTTTCTGCTTGTTGTCTTGTCATCATACTCTCTTTTGTTAATTTGTCTAGAAATTCTCTTAATTGAGTAATTAATGCTTCTTTTTCTGATTGGCCTTGTGATACTAAATCAGATCCATTTAGTGTTACTTCTGAATTTGGAATTGGTACTGTTGAATATTTACTTCGAACATATCCTAACATTTCTTTTACTAATGCTGATCCATATCTAAATATCCATGATCTACCTACATCGTTTATCTGAGAATATTTTTGGTATGTATATGGAATATTAGATCCGTCTGATACTACGCTATTCATTGCTGCGGTATTTCCAAATAATACAGCTTCATCTGCTTTTTTATCTTCAAAGATAAATTCAAACCAAACGTTTTTATAAAATGGTGTTGCTGCAGTACCAGTTGTTCCAGGAGTTGGATATAATCTTAAATCGTCTCCATGGATTTCAAATGAAAAATGTGATTTTCTAATTCTATCATTAAATTCTATAGTTTGTATTCTTAATAAATCTTGATGTAATGGCATTAACATAAAATTTACAGAAGGAGAAAATCCTCCAAAATCAAATGCATCCATTAAATTTTGTGAACCTAATCCTGTTCCAACAAATGGATCGAAATATCTAATAATAGCTGGAGGGACTGTGTGTAATACTCTTTTTATTTCTATAGAACTAGTATTAGTTAATTCAATTCCTAAACTTTTAGACACAGCTGCTCTTATACTATATGTTTGTTGACCTGGCTTTACATCTAGAGATGCAGAAAACCATTTTAAATTTCCTCCCGAATCTGCTTCGGTACCATATGTTTTTGATAATTTAGTAATATAAGATAAGGATCCTCCAATTAATGTATCAGAAAATGAATTATCTGTTAAGAAACTAGATCCAGTATTTATACCTAATGTATTTAATAAATTGTTTGCAATATTAACTTGATTAACTTGATTTGAATATTCTATAACTGCAGATTCAAATGCATTATAAAAATTTATATCTATTAATTCAACATCCATTATTGGATATCCAACGTTTTGTGCAGCGTGTTTTGAAAAACTGTCTGCATGTGTTTGAAACATTGTATCATTATCAAAGAATCCAAATGGAGTAGATCCTGTAGTAAACGAAGAGCTACCAGGCCATATGGGTTTATTTACACTGTAATCTGCCATTAATAATCCTTATTCTAATTTTGTTAGTGTACTATTTAATAATTGCATTTGTTCTAACGTTTCAATTTTTCTTGTGCTTAATTGTTGAATTGCTTGAAATGTTTTTTTAGCTGAATATGGAGATAAAACTTTCATTGTTATTAATTCAGCTCCTTTTCCTAGATCCTGTTCTATATGAACCATTAATACCATACGTATAGCTCGTATTCTATCTAAAACATCAACTAAATTACCTTTATATCTTATTCTTGCTTGTATTGAATATTTTGTTCTTGGGGCTGCCATAGTACTTCTTTTATTATAAATATAAAAACAGTAAGAAAGGGATGACGAATCATCCCTCTCTTTGTTTAAATTAATTTAATAATTAACTATTAAATAGAATTTAATCCAGCAACATATACTTTACCATAGAATTCTGGTCTTACCATTTTCTTAGCATATCTTGTCATTACACCTTTTCTTGGGGTGAAGTTAACAGGATCGTATACAAGTGGAGTCATGATTAGAGGTACATATGGAGCATATACTGCACCAGTTTCAAGGAATTGAGCTCCTCTATATCCCATAAGGATTACGTTCTCTTTCATGTATGGGTTTTTATATACTGTGTATCTATTATTGATTGCACCAATTTTTTGAACACCAGCAGCAAATTCCATTTTGTTACCGTCTGTGTCAGCAGCAAATCCAGGAATAGATTCTAGGATAGTTGCAACAGCAGGACTAGTTACTAAGAAATTAGCGCCACCTCTTAATGTTTTTTGGTGAATTTTGTTAGATACTTTTTGAAGCTTAGTTCCTAAAGTTTGGAACCACTCTCCTTGCGTATTATAATATCCGCCTCCGGCTACATCTCTTCCAACAAATTTATTGTTAGCAGCATCAAAGAATTGATTTGATACAGCTGACCAATATTCTGTTGTTACAGCGCCGTTAATTAACATATCTAAGATTTCAAGATCGATTTCCATTGATACATATTCACTTAACATTGAAGTTAATTCAGCTTCAGCGTCAATTGAGTGATATGCATTTAAATCTTGAGCAAATTCAGGAGTCCAAACAGCCTTTAACTTTCTTGTCTTAGCTACTATAGGATCTGATTGCATTTCAAGATTTACTTCTGGAATATCAATATCAGTACCTTGATTGATTCCGTTAGCACCAGAACCTTTGAAAGGATCTGAATCTTCAAAATCGCCTCTAGATATATCAGATGGTTGAGCACTATATTTTATAATATAATCACCAGCAACAGGGTCTAAACTATTTGATCCTGTAATTACGAAATTAACATGTGTTTTAGCATCATTTAATCTTGTAAATGCACTTACTTGATTAACAGTACCACCTGAACCAGTTGAAATAATAAATGATCTTACTGCAGTAGTATCTGATCCAGATAATGATGATAATGGTATGCTAACAACCGTATGTGGATTAGCAGCTAATATATCAGTGTATGCAGAATCATAATTTACAGATGAAGATGTTGCAGTCGCAACAGTACCTGAAGCAGTTACTGCTATTTCATTGATTGAATATCCAAATCTACCAGCACCATAAAGACCACCTGATGGGTCATTTTCTGTGGTAGTTACACCAAACATAGAATCGTCTGCATTTGGCGATCCAAATGGATCTCCTGTTTTTAATTTATCGTCTTGTGCGAATCCAGGTTGAGCTGTACCATATTTGAAATCCAAATAAAATACTAGTCCTGATGGCAAATTCATTGGTTGTACAGAAACAAATTCTTTTGCTGCAAATTCAGCAAAGATTCTTCTTACCAATGGAAGTGCTACACCAGCCCACTCTTCTGAACCTTCTGTTGTACCAGTTGAAGACGCTTCTTTTACAAGTTGTCTTGCTTGGTTTTCTAGAAGTTGAGCCATTCCGGCTTTTTCAGTCTCGGACTTAAGTCCTTCTAAGAGACCGGTTCTTTCCCATTTGTTTACAGTTTTTAACGCTGCATTTCTTTGGGAAGGATTATTATCTTCTAATAAAGATGAAATTTCCATTTTTAATTTTCCTTTTTAATTAATCTAGTAATCCAGCTAATTTCTTCCATCTATTAGCTAATTGATTACCTTCATTGATTATTGTTTTAGTTACAGGAGCAGTTGATTCAACTGGCTTAGAGGCAGAACCTTCTTTTACCACTTTTCTCTTTTTTACAGGAACTGTAAAATTTTCTGCTAATGTACTAAATACAAGTTTAACTTCTCTTGTATTACCAGCTCTATCGAAATTTTCGATAACTGTCATTTTTTGACTTTCTGATAATTCAAAATTTCTAAATAATTTATTCGTATAAAGAAGTTTTGCATTTAAAAGATTAACTTCATTGATAGTGTCTCTTAAAGATTCAATAGTGTCATATGCTTCAGTAAGCTCTTCAGATAATTCATCCATTTTTTCTTTGGATTCTTTATCTTTATCGCCATGCTCGCCTTCTTCTACTTTATCTTTAGGTTCTTCTTCTTTGTCTTCTTCCGAAAGAATTTCTTCAATGATTTCATCAATATTGAATTCTTCATTTTTCATATCTTTAGGTTCAGCCATTAGATCGTTTCCTTTTGAATCAGTAGAATCAGCAGCGTCTTTATTATGAGCATCTTCTGCTATTTCTTCTTCAGTTAACTCTTCTTCAGTTAATTCTTCTTCATTTAAATCTTCTTCTAGCTCTCTTATGATTGCTTCTAGTTCTAGATCTTCTTCAACAGGT